CCTTGAGCATTTTTATCATTTATTTCAGTTGGTAATCCAAATGATTTTCCAGCTCCTGTTATAAGATTGAAAGTATTTCCAATAGAAATTCCTGCTGTACTTGCAACAAATAACTGAGTGGATCCTATACCAACTGGACTATTAATTAGTAATCTAAGCAAACTCCCTGTTGTAGACCCTGTTCCAATAGTTATAAATGTATTTCCAATCCCGGTAATAGGGGCATTTGTTATTTCACCAGTTGAACCGACACTAATACGTGCCTGTAATGTAAGTGCAGAAGAAACAGACTGTAAATAGATGACAGTTGATCCAATACCAACATTTGCACTGAGTGTCGTTACTGCTGTTGTTACTCCTGCTGTTGATCCTGTACCAATAGTTACAAAAGTGGATCCAACACCAGTTACATATGCATTTGTAATTGCTGCTCCTACACTAATAGAACTTCCTACAGACACTCCAGAAGTACTATTTACAAAAATTTGAGTTGATCCCACACCAACTGTTGATGTAATATTGGTTTGTAAAATACCGATATTTGAATTATACTGAAGAGGGGCAATTGTAGCAATTCCAACAAAAAATGCAGTTGATTGAAGAACATCAGCCGTAAATGTAGATCCAGATCCCACAACACCGTAAACCGACTTAACATCAGAAATTCCATATGATGTAATTGCAATTGCTACTCTTCCATTTACAATTCCATCAATTGTAAATGACTCATTTGTTATGAATTCCCCTGTTTTTTCATAAACAGTTAAAAGTGCAGAATTTGATACAGATTCTTTTAAGAATGCAGTGGCACCACTGTTATTTCCCTTAATAAAAGTTGGAACAGAAAGAGTAATAGGTTCGTTTAAACTAATCTCAGTAATTGTTTGAATATCATATAGTGAAATATACCACTGATTAATATTTGAATTTGATGCATTATAAGACCCGGACTCTAATCTAAAATCATAAATTCTAGATAAACCAATTTCTTTTCCAGGAGCAGTTGTGCTTGCAATACCAACTCTTTCATTTCTCAAACTTAATACATAAGTATTTCCAATTCCAATTACAGGAGATCCATAAACTCTGTTTAAAATTAGAGTTGGTCCAGTATTATAATTAATTGCCTGATTTTCTAAAGCCTTTGTTGTTCTTGGTTTTGGTACATCAAGAAATGTTGGACTGATAGTTTCAATTTCATATCCACGAACAAATGCCTTTCCTGGAGAAATTTGATAAACTGCTAAATCATCAGTCGGAACTGATCCACCATAAGTAAATTGACCAACATTAAAGATACCACGATTTCCTAGTTGATCATTTAGTGACTCTTTGACTGATACATCAAATGGAGTTACACAATAGTCTCCAGATTCTGCATAGGTTCTTCTTGCTAACTCATCTGTTAAGTTGCTATAATCTGTAGTGGTTTTTTGAGATTTTAAAACACCTGCACTCACAGATGCAAGTTCTACAAAATTATTATCATTAAAATCGTCTAAACTTTTTTTAAAAAGTGATACTGATATTCTAAATCTATCTGCTCCTGGAGCAGAATAATTATTAAATCCCTGAGAATTATCATTTAAACTTTCATCAATATCTGGTGTTATAATTTCTTCGTTTACAAATAATCCAACTCTATAATTTGAAGTATTGCTATATTGATCTAAAATTAGAGTTTCTGTTGCTACTCTTACAAATTGTCCCCTTACAAAATAAACACCTTCGGTAATAGTGAACGCAGAACCAATAGAATTTGCATTATTTGCAAGAGTAATTGCAAATGTTTGTCCTGCCTGAATTGTACTATTCCCTAAGAGACCAGAATTTATTGTTGATCCAGCAAGAAGTCCTTCTCCATCAGAAAAAGTTTTTGTGGAATTATTAGCAGTACTTGAAGAAAGATAATTTACGTAGAGAGTGAGATTACCTCTCTCAGAATTTGCTGCAAATAGTACATTATCAACAACGGCAGTTACACCAGAAGTTTGTCCTGTAATTTTTGTTCCAATTAGTTGAGAAACATATGCCTCAACAGGAACTCCCAAATAAGAATTGTTTAATTCAACCGCATAATATTGTGCATTATATCCGGTATTCCCTGGAATAACTTTTGCACCCTCTTTGAAAAAATGCTGCCCAAATTTTTCAATCTGATTTTGTAAAATTGATTGTAAGGTTGTGAGTTCTCTTGCCTGTACGGGATATCCAGGTTTAAATAGAACCTTAGAATAATTGTTGTCAGAATTAAAATCGTCAAAGTATGGAGATACGTTGAGATTAGTTTGTTGAGGCATAATTTCTTAGAATTGCAAAATAACTTTGATATCTTCTTTTTGATTTGATGATCTGGTGATTGACGGTCTATTGTCAACGTAAATTATATTGCCAGAATATTTTTTAACTTCTGGATTTGCCAGACCATTTGCAAAAGATTGACCTAAGTAATATGTTCTATTATTTATTACAGTAGAAATACCCGTAAATGTTGTACTAATTGAAAGAGTTGTAGTACCATTAGTTGGTATAATTGACAAACTTCCACCCGTAGATGGAGAACTTGTAAAACGATTTAAGTTAAATCCATATGGAGGAGTGGTCTGTGCTGTTCCGACTGTATTAAATCCTGCAACTGACCGATCTTGCCAATACTTTAAAACTCCGGTTGTTTGATCATAATTTATAACTCTTCCAGCAGCAGTAACACCAGTTCCAATTGTCTGAGTAATATAACTATCTGCCACAAAGGTTGCTGCACTATATCCAATTCCTGTCAGTCTTAGGGCATAAACTGCACTTGCCTTATCCAGAGACATAATTTGTGTAGATCCAAATGATTTTGGATTCTGAACAATTCCAACTCGTGCAATTTGATTTCCAGTTATAAAATCTGGATTTTGAACATCATTTTCAATTCTTGAATATAAAAGAACGTTAATTGCACCGAGTTCTCGATAGATGTCATATCCGTGACCTCCTTGAGGTGGAATAATGACATCAAAGGTGGGTCTCGTAGTTCCTGTCGGAAATCCACCAGAAATCAAATCGACATTTCCATAAGTATATCCAGATCCTTGATTAGATACTGTAATTGACTGGACTTTTTGATCATTATCAACTACAATCGTACACTCTGCTCCACTTCCATCACCTTTGATTGGAACTCTTGTATAAGTTCTATTTGCTGTTCCTAAACCAACTCCTCTATCTGTAATTGTTACAATTTTGAGAGACCCATCTATTGCATTATTTCTAACTGCCGCACTTTCAGAACTTGTTTCCCAATCTGAAGGAACAGGTATAAAATCTGTGGATTCAAATTTTACAATTTCACTTGGTTTGATAGTATAAAGGTATTTCCATATATATTCATCTCCAGAAGAACCAGCAGACCTTGGTTCCAAATCTGTAAATGTTGGTTCGTCAAGAGATGGTTTCCCTGTAGGATTATCTGGACTAATTCCGTTCTGTAAACAGATATAAACACGATAATCACTATTGATTACATAATAATTTGCCGAATATAGGTTAGTTGCTCCCGATATTGGAGCCGTATTTGAACTACTATAGTCGTGACGATACATATCATAAACAGTTCCAGAAGACCAAAATCTTCTTTGAATCACCAATCGAGCATCACTTGCATTAATTTTCTTTAATGCAATCATCGTATCCCAATAATTATTCTCCTCATTAAAATTGTCTTTTGGTGAAGGAGGACTTGTATCCCAATCTGATTGAAAATCTGTTGGATTTGGAAGACCAATAAAAGTATAATAAGAGTTTGTTCCTGTGCTTATTCCAGAAACAAAATTCTTTGCATTCAATATTCTAATTTGATCAGTTATGATTGCTGCCATTTTACACTGTTTTTTTATTATTTATTAGGTATTTTAGATTGTATTTGGATAAACACTGATAGTATTACCCATTCCAGAATGAGAAGTGCATTGGTAATATAAAGTATTTGGAGCACTAAATGGAATTTCAAATCTTATAACACCACTTGCACCACCATTATTAGTA